CGGGGACAACTCGCGTAATGTAATCCTCGGGGCGATGCGCTTTGAGCGTTCCGGTACGCAGGTCCACGGTGCCATTGGCGCAGTTCAACAACCAAGGGTCCGTGTCCAGCCGTTCCGCTTTCACAACCAACATACTTTTGGCCAGCGCCATCGCCGCCTCTACAGTGCTGCGCATTTCCGACTTCTTGCCCCATGCCTCCAGCGCAGCGGCGATCTTTGCGTTTTTGCTTTTTTCCTTCTCCGTGTCCGCTCGCTTGGTGCGCCATTGCTCCACTTCGCCGCGAATGATTTTTGATAGTTTTAACGCTAGCAGGCGCGCCGCATCCATACCATGCGCCCAGTGGGTGCCTTCCCAGACGAACCAGCGCTCAGCAGACACCATCAGCCGTTTGCCGTAGTGCTTGGCAATCCGCACTGCGTTCGCTGTGTCAGTGGTTAGGTACAGCGCTTCGGGCACGTCGTGCCGCTCAACGGCAAGCGTGGCAGGCTCGTCCGTGAGGTCCTCGAACATGGCTAGCATTTCCTCATCGGAATAGATTCCTATTTCATGTAGAAACGCCGATTGCGGCACCCCGCGACAGTGGGCGTGCTGGCATACAAACGCGCCATTGGCATAACCTCCGGTATGCGCTGGGTAATACACGGTGGCTGTGGGGCTAGAGGCTTGCGTATGCTGCTTAGCCAAGGGGCATTCGATAAAGAGTTCACCGGCCTTACCGGTCGATAAGATAAACCCGCGTTCTTCAAGGCGCACAGCCACAGGGTCGTTGGCAGCAGCGGCCATGAGCTTGTGTTGGCGGCTGGGTTTACCTTCGGTCTTGGCGCTTTCCAGGATCGCCGCATCAATCTCCAGCAATACAGAATCCTCAAGAATGCCTTCCACAAAGCCGCTACGCACTGGCACTGGATCGGCCACACCGGCTTCAAACACAGGGGCGGCGGTGTAGTGAATTTGCACCGTATTAAATACAGAAGCGTCCAGCCCTGGAGCGCAGACAGCGGCCCAGGCTTTGAGCTGTGCGCTGGTGTACGGCTTATGTAGCCAGAACCACACATGGGCTTTTAGCTTGCCTGCACACTCAGGACGCCCCGCGCTACTGGATAACTGCCAATGGTAATCTGCGCCGTGGAAGCCAAAGGGAAGATGTGCGTGGAGGAACTCACCGATGCTCCCCACCGGATCGGCCACCGGATCGCGGCGCACCGGATCGAAATTATCAATCTCAACGAGCATCCAGTGATGCGGGCTATCCTCGTACAGCTCGGCAATGCGCCGTACTTTTCCTTTCTGGAACTCAGTATCAAGCGCAGCGGCTTTGGCATCGCCCACATACGCCCCGCGAATCACGCAGGCATGCGGGTTCTGCTCCAGCTCCGTGAGGAGTGCAGAGAGCTCGCGACTATTGTTGAGTGCTCGTTGCTCCACCTGGAAGAACTTGGCGTTGTCGTAGGCTTTCACCGAGCCATCAGCGCACCATGTTTTAGCGAGGGTATTTACGGGGTGTTTTAGAACTGTGATAGAATCTCTCATAGGAGTTTCACCTTTGTTTTGGGCGAGTTGAGGCCAACCCCTCAGCCCGCCCTTTTTAACTGCGGGGGTGGTTTAAAGATTCGAGAGTCACTCCTTATTAATTAAGGAGTACGGCCAGCCAGACAGCCGCAGGTGTTAGCTGAAGCGGTGATAGGTAATCCCACTAACCCGTTGCGCAACCCGCTCCATCTGAGGGCCGAGGGCCTTCTCTATAGGGCCAACGCCGCCGTGCAGCCCATCTAGCAGACGGTCGTAAAGCGCCCCGCTCATCTGCTTAGCCCCAAGCCATGCCAGTGCTTGCGGAACTTTGTTGGTGAATACCGTTTCATGCAGCGACTTGAATTGGCCGCACAGAAACCAGATGGCATAGAGCACATCGTCATTCACCAGCGTTCCGGTAGCGGAATAACTCCCCGTCTTGCGGATTGAGGGCATGAATTCCAACACATCCAACACCCAGCGACGAAACGCGGCGGCAACTGAAGTGCGAGCAAACATCGATACCATGTGGCAGCCACGAGGGCTGAAGAGTCGGGTGGGTTTGTCTCCGGTAACGGTGGTCAAATTGACCACCAAGCTCATTTGATAGGTGAACTCTTCGGAATGACGGTTGTAGATGCGCAATACGGATCGTTCATCGGCGTAACCCAAAGCGTGGGCTAGATCGCGTGCGCTTAGGTGGGGAACACCGTCACGGTCGATAATGGAAAGGGATTTTCCGGAAAAACACACGGCAGAGGGTAACTGCGTCATAAAACGTCTCCTGTTTCGTGAGATGACCACGGGGAGACGTTTTTGCGCGCCGCACCCGTAGGTGTCGGGAGGTCAAAAACCGGAAACAGACGGCGGGCAGCTTTCCCCAAAGGGTCTTGTATCGCTGCCGCCCTCCCGACGTAAAAACGTTCAGGCGTAAAAAAACCGCATGGTTTTCGGATGCGGGTACCGCTGTTTCCGGAGTTTTTGATCTCCTTACCGACGACGGTACCGCAGCGGCGTACAGTGGTCAAGCTCACGACACAGTCCGTGCCATGCGCGCTTGTAAGGTTTCTAAGCCCTTCACAGCGGCAATGAACTCACGCTGCAACTGTGCGGCTTCATCTTCAGGGTTCAGCGGCTGTGGTTCTGTGTAACCGGCATCGCGTGCTTCGTAGTGCGCCAAGATGTGCACCCCTGCCTTGCGGGCTTCTACCCTGATCAAACGTAATTCGCTCAGGTCGAGCTTCTCCCGTTTATTAGGGTTGAGGCACGAGGCCAACTTGCGGCCTGCGTCATCGGCAGGCATGTCAGGCCACAGCATATTCCCTACCTTCTTGAACCCACCAAGGGCGGTCACGCAATCGTGGATCACATCCTCGTAAGAGTAATAAAACAACGTGTTTTGCAGGCTTGTCACTCTCAGTACCTCTCAGTGGGACAGCGTGGGACACACCCACCAGGTTATAAAAGTGGCTCGACATCACCAGGACACCGAGCCGTGGAATTAATTAGAAACCTGATGCTTCTTACAATCTTCTGCTTGCTTATGGATCAGCAAAAAATCTACTTCTCTTTTAAGCATATCTATTCGCTCGTTGATTTCTCGTCCTCTGGCAAAAGCAGATTCTTGGTTAGCCATAGTTCTAATTTGGAGGTCCGCAACGTGCGTAAACAATTTTGAAACCCTGTCATATAGAAATGAGATTCGGCGCTCCAACTCCGCTGCGCTAATGGGTGCTTCTTTCGGCGAAATGATCTTTTCTCTGAAGACGGGATTCATGTTCGGTATGCCATTTGTCAACACAATGCGAAATACTTCTTTCTCACGCTGCATCGGACACCTCCTGCCTGTGATTTGTGGGGGGAGTGCCGAAGATGTCGGGGCGCAGTTGATAGAGTTTCACGGCGGCCATCCCCCGTGGTTCCTTCGTACGCCCATGCTTGATATCGGAGACACTTTGCGGCTCGATCCCGATAGCTCGAGCAATTCGGCTAACGGTGAAACCCTGCGCCTCTAGCTTATGTATTTTGGTCTGCCAGATATTCATAACCCAATGCTACGGGTTGCCGTGCATTTCGTCAACGGCATTTCGTTATGGAATTCCGTTGAAATGCGATACATGACCGCGAGTACGAATACAGGTATGAATACGAATATCGGAAGCAGAATTCGCGCCGAACGCGAGCATCAACGCATCAGCCGAGCCCAGCTAGCGAAGTTCGCTGGGGTTGCGGTATCCACCCTTTCGGATTTAGAACTTGGGAGTTCTAAATCGACCACGGTATTGCATAAGTTCGCTGAACGTCTCGGCGTATCTCCTCGGTGGCTTGAAACTGGCTACGGTGATAAGTATGCAGGTGTGTTTCATGCACCAATCAACGAAAAACCTTCGGAGTATGTACGAGTATGTAGGATTGGCGAGGGGGGTGTAGACGATGATTTCCCGGAACCAGTCCGCGTAGTTGAGTACTCAGCAAGCTTCATTCGTTCCTTGATAGGCTTCCTGCCCCATCCCGGGCGTTTAGCACTCTTCACATGTAAAGGGGACTCTATGGCCCCCACTATCAAAGCGGGTGAAACTGTATTGGTAGACACCGAAGCGCGCACCTTTGAAGGTGACGGGATTTATCTAGTGAATCTAGGCCACGGGCAGCAGATTAAGCGCTTGCACGATCTTGGGAAGCTTTTCGTTGTTAACGATAACAACCGCATGCCCCCGTTTGAGTTCCCAGAGGGCGGGGCTATTGGCGGTAAGGTGCACCTAGTGAATAGGATTGAAAGGTTATAGCGGTTAGCTACCTTCACACGGCAAACCCCGCTTCGGCGGGGTTTTTCGCGTGTGCGCATCCTGGAACTGGATGAATTCCGTACGAGTAGACGGCACCCCGCATTTTTATTTAACGGATTGCCGTTGACAATCTGTAACGGGTCTCCGTAATATCTCCACATCGCCCCACGACACCCGCAACCGGCGGCACAGGGGCCAGGAGATATTGAAATGACATTAAACGTTAGCGAGCAAGCCCAGCCCCAGGTTAGCAAGGCCTTATCAGGGACTAAAAAAGCGCCGCTGTTTCGTTGGAATGGTATTCAGGATGACGAAGACGCACCGCTACAGGAAGCTTTTTACGCAAAGTGCCTGGACGGGATAGCCATCTTCGGACGTTGCGCCTGCAAATTCAGCCCGCTCGTGCGCTCATGGTTCGAACGCTCCCCCTACAGCGGTGTTAGAGGGATTCTTTATCAGAGAAGAATCGTTAGCTACCGCATCGACTTAAGACAAGCGCACCCGCTATATCCGCAGGTGAAGGCGGCTTATGAAACGCAGGAAGCCTACAGCAATTCCATAGTGGAAGATGTGGAAGATGCGGAAGAATGGAAACATGACACTGGCAAAGAGGTGGCCGCATGAGCACCGCGACCCTCGAAAACGTCCCCACCACAGAGGGCGCTAGGTTCACCAAAATCTATGACGTATACGGCAACCACATCATCACCTGTGATTCGTGTATGGGGATTGAGTGGCCGACGCTCGCCGACGATGAAGAAGTACAGGATACCCCAGCCGAAGAAGTACAGCCCACCCCAGCCGTATCAGCACCACACGAGTTTGCAGCCGATACACCAAAGGCAGGTGAGTCATGACTGGCATTGGCTACAGCAGCTACAGCGACCCACGCCTGCAACCACCGCAAGACGATGCTAAAGAGTATTTCGCAGAACGGGTTAATGCTCGCGTTCAAGACTATTTGAGCGATCCAGAAAAAATCGAAGAAGCCGATGAATGGGTGGCCGGTACGTTGTCTGCGGCCCATTACAAAGAGATGGAAATCGTTCTAGCGGATTTACATGCGCTGCCTTCGGATCAGTTAATCGACAGCGATGTATTAACCCGTATGTATGCATTAGCACAAGTGCAAGGACTCGCACGCCTGAGGCAATTACATCTTCTCGCCGAGCAGGAAATCAAGGAAGAAATGCGCCACGAATCAGAATGCTTTCACACGATGTGGGGTGATGTCATGCAGGAGGAATACGCATGATTCCTTGCACCATCACCGCACGCACCAAGCAGGGTGTGTACACCTATACCGGCCTGTTTCAGAAAACTGTTGAGGCTAAGTCTGACGCCTACCGGCGCTTTGGGTTCCCAGCCGTTATTGCCGTCACAGCCATCCACCGCA